CTAAATCTCTCACGTGGGGCGAATGCCGCGACCACACACTACGAACTCTTGATACTTGGCGACATGGAGGAGGACGAGAGTCCGCCATCTTGTATTCAGGTTACTTCAATCACTATCAAGGAGAAGGATTTCCAGTACATCGAATAACAAAACCTTTGATGACTGAGTTATGCGTTAAACTTGAAGAAGATAAAGGACTCAAGAACTCAACTATTAATCGATTTATATCTGCTGTCTCCACAGTATTAAAACACTGCAAGGACGAAGATATGATTAAATTCGATTTACCTACGCCATTCAAGCGTAGAAATGAAAAGAAAGGGAAGACTAAACGTAAGTACTTCACTAAAGATCAAGTCAAAGAAATGGAGCATATTGCAAGAAATGTAATGTGTAACGACAACTTAGGCGACATCATTAAGTTTGCTGCTTTAACAGGTATGCGAATAGATGAGATTCTTAAGTTACCAGCTTGGAGAGTTGACTTTAACTTACGGGTAATTAATGTTGAGGACACTAAAGGATATGATCCAAGGACTATCCCAATCCATGCTTCATTAATGCCAACACTCATCAGTCGTTGCGAAGATTGTACCGACAAGGGACAACCTGACGTTAAAATTTTTGGTAACGATTGGGGTAAATCTGACAATAGAAAATCAAAAGCCGATGCCGTAAGGAATCAGTTTAATAATATATTGTTCAGATACATGAAACTTCCTGATGATGGACGCTTTGTATTTCATTGCTTACGTCATACTTTTGCCACTTGGCATCTTGCTCAGGGTACGCCCCCATTAGAGTTGATGGCTATGCTAGGTCACAAAAACCTATCTACAACTCTGGAATATGCACATGCAACTTCCGAAGGTCAACGAGCAGCTCAAGATAAACTAGAATATTAAGTTCTAGTGAATCCATCACTGCCGTAATATATCCATTTACTAGGATTTTAATGAGATTGTTAGGTGCGTCTAGTATAATAAATTCGGTCAAATCACTCTGGGAGTGTGGCGGAATTGGTAGACGCGCCGGACTTAAAAACCTCCTAACTTAAAATTCAGTATGGTATTCGCTCTTGGCTTAATAGCTGAGAGCTTTTTATTTGCAAGGGTTTTTTAATTATACACCTTAGCATACATCCATTTACAAGTTCCAATGAACAAATATGCTTCCTGCTGATCTAGAAAGACAGGAGAGATTCGAGCGAAAACAGATAAGTGGTGGCTTAGAAAAGATCAGATCCAATACCAAGAAATTACTTGAACAGGACTATGCTTCGGCCACAGTTTTCGGTTCGGCTTCAATAGATACTCTCCTACCGTTAATAGTTGAACAAATAAATGAAAAGAAAAAGAAAAGAAGAAAGGTAGCAGTAGGAGGAGCTGGTCATTTAATTGAGCTGCTCCCTTACCTTGGTGCTTTAGATACTGAAGCTCAAGCAGCTATCACCGCAAAGGTAACATTTGATAAAGTGTTTTCCTTTAGAAAAGAGAATGGAAAATTAGTCAAGATCGCTCAAGCTGTAGGTCAAGCGTTGGAAGCTGAAGCACAGATGAGATATTACGAGACAACAGCCCCGGGACTATTCAAGGTACTGAAAGAAAACTATTGGCATCAAGCCAAAGGTACTGAATATAAACGAAAGTCTATGCAAGTACTATTTGGTAAATCTGATATAGAACCATGGATACCTTGGAATTTACAGCTACGCATTAAAACAGGATCATGGTTCCTTGATTGCTTCTGTGAATCATCGGGTTGGTTTGAGAAACTACGTATACACATTGGTAGAAAGACTGATAACTATTTAAAAACTACACCTGAATTTGATAAGCATAAAGAAGAGATAATTAGGGTAACTGAATTGTTCTCCCCGATATCGTGGCCGATGTTAATTGAACCAAGAGATTGGAGTCAATTACATGATGGAGGTTACTACTTAAATGATGTTGCCAAGTGCCATGAAATGGTACGAAGGGGGGTACCCTTACCTATACAGGGAGACAAAACTTTTGAGTTCCTGAACCTAATACAAAAGGTTAAATATCATTTAAATGATTTCATAGTAGAAGTAGCTGAGGAGTTAGAGGAGAGACAGATAACAGTAGGGAAGTTTAGACCCGTACTGCATCACCCTGAACCACCTAAACCCTTTGATATTGATACAAACGACATAGCTCGTAAAGAGTGGAAGAAGAGAGCAGCGATTGCTAAGAATAAGAACGCTAATGAATGGCGTACTAGCTGTCGAACTCGTATGACAATGAATTGTGTACGAGAGTTTAAAGGTAAGGATTACTATATCCCTTGGTCTTTTGATTACAGGGGTAGAGCATATCCCATACCTGCATTTCTTACACCTCAAGATACCGACTTTGGTAAAAGTCTCTTAACCTTCGCTGAAGGAGCTGAGATTACTGAGGATGGTAAGAAGTGGTTAGCTTTTCAAGTAGCTACTACGTTTGGTCTTGATAAAGCAACGTTAGACGAGAGACTAGCGTGGCCGATTGCAAACGCAACACTCATCAGGCAGGTAGCTACAAATCCAATTGACAACATTGGGGTCTGGGAAACAGTTGACGAACCTTGGCAATTTCTTGCAGCTTGCGAGGAATACTACGCAGTAGTTGTTCGAAGATCGCGTACTATCACACGGCTGCCTGTCGCCACTGATGCAACGTGCTCAGGATTACAGGTGCTCGCTGGTCTCGCTCGAGACAAGTCAACAGCCCAGATGGTAAACGTTCTACCGAGTAAGACACCTCAAGATGCTTATAAATTAATTGCAGAAACAAGTGTAAAGGATATACCTGAAAGACTCCGATCTCATTGGGATAGGAAAAAAACCAAAAGGTGCGTTATGACAATACCTTATAACGCTAAACCTTTTAGTAACAGGCAATATATACGTGATGCTTTTGATGATATAGATATTGAGATTGAAAACGAAGAGCTAACACAAATAGTTAAAGCAGTCAGGGATGCCATGGAAGAGGTTGTCCCGGGACCAATGAAAGTAATGAGATGGATAGAGAAAGAGGTTGCAAATGCAGTTAGAAACGGTGCCGAACAATTCGTATGGGTAACACCATCCGGCTTTCGAGTCACTCAGCGATTAATGAAGATGAACACCAAGGTAATAGAACTACAACTGCTTGGTCGTACTCAACTCAAGATAGCTGATGGTGAGTTAGGCGTTGATATACGACACCACCGAAATGCTACTGCGCCAAATCTTATCCATTCTTTAGATGCCAGTCTGCTACATCTATCTGCTACACAGTTTCATGCACCAATTAGTTTGATACATGATTCAGTTTTGTGTAGAGCAACAGATATGACACATTTATCCCACCTAGTAAGAGATACATACATGCACCTGTTCGCAGGGCGTGACTTCCTAAGAGAATTTGCCCAAGCAATTGGAGCAGAATCTGAACCGCCGATTATTGGAGATATGGATTTTATATCCCAAGTAATTGATTCACCATATTTTTTCTGTTAATGCCTAAAAACATACACATAACACCAAGTCCTGTAACCCTTGAGGGTTATCAGGCAATATTAAAGCCAAGTAAGTTTGGCTACTCACTTAAAGCCGTTGTTGGTAGTGATGTAGTTGAAGCACTTGAAACTGAGAGAAATGATTGTCTTAAGTGGGCTGAGTCAAAACTCAAGAACCCTAAGAGATCTACATTACGTCCCGAGCCATGGGAAGAAGTTTCCGAAGGGAAATTTGTTATTAAGTTTTCATGGGCTGAAGATAAGAGACCACCTGTAGTAGATACAGAAGGTACACCAATAACTAACATAGACACACCAGTTTATGAAGGTTCCAAAGTTAAGCTCGGCTTTCACCAAAAACCTTACATTCTGAGAGATGGCGTGACCTATGGCACATCATTGAAATTGTCCGGAGTGCAAGTAGTTTCTATCCAGAGTGGAGCCGGCATCGATAGTGGAGACCTTGATGAAGATGGCGTAGCTGAGTTATTTGGTAAGACATCTGGTTTTAAAGCTGATGATCCAAACGTCACAGTAGATACAGCTCCAGCTTCAGTAGAGGATGACGACTTCTAATGTTCAAATCAGGATTAGAGGAAAAAGTCTCTGATCTCTTATGCGAACTAGGTGTTGATTATGAATATGAAAGCGTAAGTTTTGCATATACTATTAAACATTTATATACACCTGACTTTATTCTGAGCAACGGCATTGTCCTTGAAACTAAAGGATATTGGCGAAGTGAGGATCGCCGCAAGGTTCGTCAGGTTTTAAAAGAGAATCCAGAAATAGATTTACGTATGGTCTTTCAAAATCCATACCAAACTATTTCTAAGAAATCAAAGACGACGTATGCACAATGGTGCAAAAGATACGGAATAAAATGGTGTGCTTATCACGCCATACCAGTTGATTGGCTTACATGACAGAAAGCGAATTTATAAGACACGAACCATGTAGTACTTGTGGCTCATCCGACGCTAATAGCGTGTACACGGATGGGCACAGCTACTGCTTTGCTTGCCAAACATATACACATGGCAACGACACATCCAACACTCATCACATGCAGACAAATGTTCAATTCAAAGGTTCAGCCCAAAGGTTGCAAAAAAGAGGAATTAGCGAACAAACGTGCGAAAAGTACAAGATCTACCGAGACGATGCACACTTACGCTTCCCTTATTTCGACTCTGATGGACGACTTAGAGGGTTTAAAACAAAAAATAAATTAAAAGAATTTAAGTATGAAGGAATTTCCACTAACACCTTATTTGGTCAGCACCTATTCCCTAGTACTGGTAAGCGTATTGTTATTACTGAGGGTGAATTAGATGCTGCGAGCTGCTATGAAGCATTTCCGAACTGGCCGATGGTTTCGTTACCACATGGCGCAGCTTCAGCTAAAAAAGACCTTCAAAAACAAATACCTTTATTACAAGGATATGAGGAAATCTGCTTATTCTTCGACAACGATGACGCAGGAAGAAAAGCTGTTGAAGATGCAGCGTCAGTCTTACCTTCGGGAAAAGTCTCGATTGCTCGCTTGGAGCAATACAAAGATGCGTCAGATGCGCTACAAGCAAACGATACTGAAGCTATTAGACGGGCTATCTGGGATGCTAAACCGTATCAACCCGATGGGATAGTTGATGGAAAATCTTTATTAGAACAAGTCACTACACCAAGTCCTCCATGTGATCACAAATACAAATGGGAAGGACTACAAGAGAAAACACATGGCATTCGCTATGGAGAACTGACCACTATAACGGCAGGGACTGGGCAAGGTAAGAGTACCTTCTGTCGTCAACTAGCTACTCAGCTATTAGAAGAGAAAGTTAAAGTTGGCTACATCGCATTAGAAGAATCTAACAGGCGAACAGCATTAGGACTTATGTCTGTAGCTGTGGGTAAAGCCCTACACCTTGGCGAACATGAATACTCCACATTAAAAGAAGCATATGATTCCACTATCAACAATTGGAACCTTTATCTATACGATCATTTTGGTAGTTTATCTGCGGATACTATCTACAGTCGAATTGAATATATGGCTCTCGGGCTGGATATAAAGGTTATATTCCTCGACCACCTCAGTATATTGCTGAGTGGATTAGATGGTGATGAAAGAAGAATGATAGACCAGACCATGACTAACCTAAGAAGTTTAGTTGAAAGGACTGGTATAACACTATTTCTAGTGTCTCACTTGAGACGGACCCAGACTGATAAAGATCACACAGAGGGTGCCAGAGTTTCATTAGGACAACTAAGAGGTAGTCAAGCAATAAGTCAGTTATCAGATACCGTACTTGCTTTAGAAAGAGATCAACAATCTGAAGATGATGTCTCTACTTTAAGAGTTCTCAAAAACAGATACTCAGGAGAGACAGGCGTAGCTGCATCACTGAAATACGATAAAACCACCTGTAAATTCAATGAAACTACGGACGCAATTTTCAATACCAACACAGACTTCTGAATTGAAGTCACCTAAACCACCTACAAAACAAGCGAAAAAGAAAGCAAAGTTTAAGGACAAAACATATGTCGGAAAGCCAAATGCTCGTCTTTGATTGCGAAACTAACGGACTATATCATGACGTTTCTACAATACATTGCATTGCCATATACGACTCCACGAAAGAAGAAACCACCGTATTTAACAATCGAGGTGGTGACTGCTACCCGATCACGGAAGCTTTACATTGGCTCAGTTCGGCTGATGTTATTTGTGGGCATAATATTATTGGCTACGATTTACCTGTTCTTCGGAAAACTTATCCTTGGTTTAAGTTTGACGGGACTGTTCTTGATACTCTTATTTTATCTCGGTTGTATCATCCAAACATGATAGAGGTAGATAAGAAAAGACAGTGGCCGAGGATGCCATTACAGCTATACGGACGACACAGTTTAGAAAGTTATGGATATCGCTTAGGCGAATACAAAGGTGAATTTGGAAAAACCAGTGACTGGAAAGAATGGTCACAAGAAATGCAAGATTATTGTGTACAAGACGTACACGTTACAACTAAATTATGCGAGCACTTCCGCCCCTTGATGACTCGTGTCAATTAGAACATCGAGTCGCAGAAATATTAACTGAACAAGAAATACATGGATGGACATTTAATGAACAGAAAGCTATCGAACTTGAGTCATCTCTCCGAAGAGAGATGGAAGAACTTACTGAAGTACTTCGGAAAGAATGGACTTTCATTGGAGGAGCGTTGTTCACTCCTAAACGAGATAACTCTACACAAGGATACAGACAAGGATCTGAATTACAGAGACTAAAAGAATTTAACCCTACATCACGAGATCACATAGCATGGATTCTTACGAATCGTTTGAATGTCAAACTGACCAAGACCACTACGACTGGGAAACCAATTATCGACGAGATTACATTGACGGAGATAAATATTCCCTTCTCGCTTCAATGTGCGAAATGTTTGACGATAAAGAAGTCGCTTGGGATGATATCAGAAGGCGTGAACGCTTGGCTCAAGCTTGTTACTGCCAATAAAAGGATTCATCATCATTGCTCAGTAAATACTAATACCTTTAGAGCAAGCCATCGTAATCCAAATCTGGCACAAGTACCTGCTGGACTGGAGTTTCGAGCATTATTCATACCGTCCCCGGGACTGGTTATGGTTGGAGCTGATTTAGCTGGAATTGAGTTGAGAATATTAGCTCATTACTTAGCTAGGTATGACGGTGGTAGATATGCGGACATACTACTTAACGACGATATTCACCAAGTTAATGCTGATAAGATCGGCATTTCTAGGCGACAAGTCAAAACTGTATCCTACGCATTTCTTTATGGTGCTGGAAATCTAAAACTAGGTTTGTCGTATGACAACACCTTAAATGAACAGCAAGCCAAGAAGAAAGGTAAAGAAATCAGAACAGCTTACGTTGCTGCAATTGATGGATTAGCTGAGTTACTAGACGCAGTTAAAGAGAAAGGTAAAACAGGTTGGCTTAAAGCTATTGATGGACGAAGAGTCCTAGTAGATAGCCCTCACAAAGCCCTGAACTACCTCCTTCAATGTTCGGCAGGAGTTGTTGCGAAACGTTGGATGGTCATAGCTAATGATTTATTCGCTAAAAACAACGTTAACACTCATCAACTGGCATTCATACACGATGAATTGCAATTTGAATGTGAACCTAAGAGCATGATTGCTACAAGGTATGGATTACAAGCAGCCGCTCAAATGGCAGGAGAATATTACAGCTTAAGATGTCCAATTTCCAGTGATGCAAAACATGGAAATTCGTGGGCAGAAGTACATTAATTTATGAAATTACTAATTGATTGCGACTACATTGTCTATAAATGTTGTGCCGCAAATGAAACGGAAATAGATTTTGGTGAAGACGTTATTGTCGTAACCTCTAACTATTCTGAAGCGATGAAGAGCGTTAAACGTGATCTCGACAAAATAAAACAAGAATTTGGCGATTTTGACGAAATTATTCTCTTTTTTACAAGTCCCGATAATTTTAGGAAAAAAATTTTACCGGAATACAAGGGTCATCGACAAAGAAAAAAGCCCTGTGCATTCAAAAGAGTTATAAATGCACTTAAACTTGAATACAAAGTCATAGTCAAAGATACTTTAGAAGCAGACGATACCATGGGTATGTATGCAACAAAGTTTCCCGGGAACATTATTGTCTCTCCTGATAAGGATATGCGACAGATCCCCGGTGATTTATATGATTTTAAAGAAAAAGTTTATATCACTCCAGAAGAGGGTGCTAAATGGCATCTTATCCAGACACTAGCCGGAGATAATACAGATGGTTACGCAGGTGTCCCGGGGATAGGTATAAAGAAAGCTCAAAAGATCTTTGAAGAGAAAGGTTACACATGGAAAGCAGTCGTTGAGACCTTTGAAGAAAAGGATATGACTGAAGCCGATGCATTATGTAATGCACGACTAGCAAGAATATTAACTACTGATGACTATGACTACGAGAAAAAAGAACCAATCCTCTGGACCCCCGAAGCCGACTATAGAGTTGACTCTGGAACAGAAACTGAAGCTCAGACAGATGGAGCTTCTATTAAATAAACCTGAAACAAAAAAAGAGGACGCAATCATTGTCCTCTTAGCTCTACAAAAACAAGCATTTGTTTTAGGAAATTGTATACAACAACTATTAGATAAATGGCCGAAACCACCAACGACCACGGACCGTCGTACTACAGACGAGGTTCCATTGATGTTTGGGATTTTATTAGAGACCAACGACTCGGATTTCACTTAGGAAACGTCATCAAATATACATGCAGAGCCGGACATAAAGATAACCACATAGAAGATTTAAAAAAAGCAGTCCACTACCTTAATAACGAAATTGAATACCGAACCAAACATCATAGCTAGGACCGGAAGGGTCCAGCAGTGGATTGATAATCCAACATCACGTCTACCCGTATCATGCACGATCTTTAAGGTCGATGACTCAATGGAAGGACCAAATGGAATTGAAGCTAGCTGGAGATTTGTATCGCATGCTCTACGTTTCGGAGCAGGTGTCGCGGTCCACTTGTCAGATCTCAGACCAGCAGGAACAGAAACAAATAAGGGACCAGATACTCTCGTTGCATCTGGACCCGTCTCATTCGCCAAAATTTACTCAACATTAAATGAAATACTTAGAAGAGGTGGCACGTACCGTAATGGTGCCTGTGTTCTACACCTCGATATTGATCACGCCGATATTATTGAGTTCGTGCTCGCAGAAAGACAAGAACTCCCATGGGTTAAACGATGTGTTGACCTCACCCCAGACCTCTGGCGTAATTCAAAAGCTTCAACAAAGGAAGCAGTTATTAGAGGAATTGCAAGGGGAGACATTTGGCTCAACAAAATAAAATATGACAATGAAGGAAACAGAATCTACTCCAACGTCTGTCTTGAGGTTTACTTGCCCTCACGCGGAACGTGCTTGTTACAACACCTCAATCTCGCT